CCAATGATAGAACAATCGGGACTTAAGGCGGAGGACTTTATCAAGTCCATTACATTTGTGAGTGGCTCGATTTATGATAACAAGAAGGGTTTGGAGTTTGATCCATCTTATCCGGGCAACTTATTGTCGCAAGATGAAGACACTAGGCGGCAACTTCTTGAAGGTCGTTGGAAGGTAAGCAATAGTCCAAATGATATTTACGATTACGATTCATTCACTGGACTCTTTGACAATGTCAAGGAGGTTGACAAGTCAGGCAGATACATCACGGCGGATATTGCGATGAAGGGAAGCAATAAGCTTGTCGTTGGATATTGGGAAGGCATGGAACTGAAGGACATCGAGATCATGGATAAGTCAGACGGCAAGCAGGTCATTGATTTAATTAGTGGGCTAGCAAAAAGATATTCCATAGAAAATCGGTATATTTGTTACGATGCAGATGGTGTCGGTTCTTATGTTGACGGCTTCATTCGTGGCGCGGTTCCGTTCAATGGTGGAGTGCAGGCATTAGCAGTCAAGGACCAGGCGAGCGGACGGCTGATTAAAGAGAACTACTTCAACTTAAAGACTCAATGTTACTACAGGTCAGGTGCTAGGGTGAACCGAGGCGAGATGAGAATTAGCAAGGATGTTGGAAGCAAGATGTATGACAGCACGATGACGGTCAGACAAAGATTTATGTATGAGCGCAAAGCCATTCAGAGGGACAAGGTCAATCATGATGGCAAGCTTCGCATAAATGGCAAGGAAGAAATGAAGATAAAGTTAAACGGTGATTCACCGGATCTTATGGATATGTTAATGATGCGTGAGATATTCGAACTTAAACCCAAAATGGTTTTTGCATATGAAATGGACTGATAGAATAAAGAACTTCTTTGGCGCAAAGCCGAAGCCAGCACAACAAAAGGCAATGAGGCAAACATTAGGTTTGACTATTAATGCTTCCAATGCAGTTTACCCAAGTTACCAGGTGATTGAGTCGGTGCAACAGTACACACAGATTGATGACATTTATTCTGTGATAAGTTACCTAGCGGACACAGCGGCAAGGATTGAGCTTGAAGGTTACGAAGTGATTGACGAGCCAATGATGAAGTCCTACAAGAAGCACGGACAACAGACAATCAAAGGAAAGTATTTCAGAACTAAGGCAATACAGGATCTAGGCGAAGATGACAAGTTTGTCAAGTTCTTGGATAACATCACTTACGCTGACCGAATAAAGTATTACACAATCCTTTACGTTACTGGTGAATTGTTCTTGTGGAAGGAAGTCATCGAGCTAGGCCCGAATGCTGGGGACATTTATCTGCATGCGTTGAACAATCAAAATGTAACTGTGCTTGTTTCAAATACGTTTCCGCAAGTGGTTACGGGTTACCGTTACTTCGATGTAGGATTTGACGGCACGTTTACGACTGATGAAATAATTCATGTGAAGTATTACAACCCGACAATAACAAACGGTTATCAGTTCAGGGGGTTGAGTCCATTACAGGTGTTATCTAAACGGATAACAAGACTTGAAGCTGGAATGGATGCTTCGGTAGCTCAGATGCAGAACGGAGGTGTACCTGGTATCGTTTACGAGAAAGATGCTTTTGCGGTTGAAACACTAGGAGAAAGAAAGAATGATTTTGGAAAGTATTTGAGAAACTCTAGCAATAAGGGTGCGCCATACTTTGCTGGCGGTGAGATGGGATACATTGAACTAGGATTGAAGCTTGCGGACATGGATGTAACCGAATTGCAAAAGATAGATTTTACAAAGCTTTGCAATGCGTACAAAATGCCTGAAGTGTTATTGAACAACACAGATGCAAGCACTTACAACAACATGGGAACGGCGTTGAAGATGTTGTACACAAACTCTATCCTACCAAATATATTTTTGTTTGTTGATGCGTTGAAGCAATCAGTGATTCCGCACTTTGCCATTGATGGAGTGAAGCGGACCATTGAGATTGATATTAGCGATATTCCAGCAATGCAAGAAGACATGAAGATGCAAGCTGAAGCGTTGAACGCGATGTGGTGGATTACTCCGAATGAAAAGAGATCTATCCAAGACTTTGAGATAATCGACAACCCAATGATGAATGAAATATTGGTGGATAGTGGGAAGGTTCCGCTAACTGATCTGGAGCCGTCAGACTTTACAGATGTTGAAATGGAAGACGAAGATAGAATCGTATGACAAAAAGTATAGAGGACATAGTCGCCATCTGCGAGAAAAAGATAATGATGGCTTTGTTGTCGGAGTTACCCACTCCGACTTGTCCTTTGAAGAAACAACAGAACGAGTGGAAGAAGGACCAGGTGAAGAAAACATTGGCTGCGAGGTTGGGCCATCCGGGCTTAGGCATAACGGTAAACATTGATGTAAAATGACAAATGCAGAACAAAGAAGATATTGGAAGGATTGGAACGCATTTCAGACGAAGTGGGAAAAGGTGTTTATTACTAAGTTTAAGAAGGCGCTAAGAATACAGGTCGAGGCATACGCTAAGACTGCAAACACGATGGAGATTCCATCTTTCCCCATCTACACGGTTCTATTGGAGCTATACACAACAGTCGGTCCGAGATGGGCAAGATATACAAGGGAGGCAAGCATAAAAGCGGACGATACTTTTACAACTGGGCAAATGGGGTTTAATGAAAGGATAGTCGAGCTGATTCAGAACTACTACGGCATAAACTTGCTGAATGATGCTAATCTTATGACTGATTATAGCCGTGAGGTTATTGTTAGGGTGTTAGGTGAAGCGGCGGAAACAGGCGCAAGCTTTGACGACATTGTCAAAGAGTTGCTGAAACATCCTGAATTCGGGGCCATGAGAGCGCGAAGGATTGCGAGAACGGAAACGGTGACGGCTGCCAATGGTGCGGCTATGTTGTATGCAAATGAGTCCGGCAATGTTATGGAGAAGGTATGGATAGCGGTTAAGGATGCAAGGACAAGACATGATCACAAAGCGGTTGATGGGACAACATTAGACATTCAATTGCCGTTTGATTTGATAAATCAGAAGTATGGCAAAGTTCAAATGATGCAACCGGGTGCAAGGATTCAACCGAATGGCTTACCGGTTCCAGCGGTGGAGGTGGTGAATTGTAGGTGTACGGTTGCCTTTAGGGCTAAGCGTGGAGCGGATGGCAGAATACTTAGAAAAAAATTGAAGTAAATAAAAAATATCTTAACTTTATACCGTGAGCGAAATATATCAAATAAAGCAGGACACAATAGGGGCAACCGTTACCGATGTTGACGGTGTCAAGGGCGTTGTTACCGGTTATTTTAGCCGGTTTAACAATGTTGATAGTGACGGCGATATAATCAGACCAGGTGCATTTAAGAAGACAATCAAAGAGCAAGGACCTGACTCGGCACAACCAAGAATTAAACATCTTCTTAATCATGATCCTTCACAGCCGTTAGGCAAGTTGTTGTCATTGAAAGAAGATAAGACTGGGCTTACTTATGAGTCGCAAGTGGGAACACATACACTTGGGCAAGATTTCATTAAGATGATTGAAAGCGGACTTATAACGGAACATTCAATCGGGTTCCGTATCATGAAGCGCAATCAGTTGCAGTCTTATGAGAACTACGTAAAGAATCCAAGTCAGGGAATGTATGAGATCAGCGAGATGAAGCTTTACGAAGGTTCATCTTTGACGGCTTGGGGTGCTAACCCATTGACTCCAATCACAGGACTTAAGAGTGGTGTTGATGTTGACCTAGTGATTGCACAAAGTCAGGCAATAGAGAAGTTCTGCCGTAACACAGATGCAACAGACGAAACAATCGAGATGTTGCTTTTACATAGTAAACAATTATCACAATTGGTCCTAGATATGAAGAAAGGCACTGAACCGGTGGAAACCATTCAGCCGTCAGAAAGTTTCGCGGACATGATTCGTGAGTTTAATAAGTCTATACAATAACCCAATTTAAAATCCAATACGAAAATGGAAAAGAAGGAATTAATGGCAGAACTCGAAGGCCTTAAGTCTACATTGGAGACTAGTATCTCTGAAAAGACAAAGAGTGAAATCGCAGACCAATTGAAGTCTGTAGTAGCATCTATCGATGAGAAGATGAGCGCATTTGCTAACGGAAGCGATTCAGCTGAAGCGGTAAAAGCAATGACCAACGAATTTAATGCGTTGAAAGCTGAGCAAGCTGCAATCCTTAAAGGATTCGATTTGCTTCAATCTCGCGTTAAGTCAACTGGCAAAACTGCTGAAGCTAAGAAATCATTCGGCGAAGTTTTCGGCGAGTCTTTGAAAAGCAATTTTGATTCTTTACAAGGAATCAAGAAGGGCAATCCAATGAGATTAGACCTTAAAGCTGTTGGTAACATGACTTTAGGTGCTAACTTGACTGGTGACGGTGTTGCTACTTACGCAGCTACACAAGCAATCTTGCCAGCACAAAGAACCAACATGCGTGACTTGTTGTCAACTGCAATTTCATCTACTGGTCTTTATGTTCAGTATCGTGAAACAGGTTCTGAAGGTTCTATCAGTGTACAAACTGAAGGAAGTCCTAAGACTCAAATCGATTACGATTTCTCTGAAATCAAAATTGTTGAAGATTACATCGCAGGTTTTGCTCGTTTCTCTAAGCAAATGATGAAGCAGCTTCCTTGGATGGAAACTACACTTGTAAGAATCCTTACTCGTGACTTCTTCAAAGCTGAGAACTCTGCGTTCTATGCTGACTTCCAAACACAAGCGGGATCAGTTGTAACTTCAACTGAAACTGATCGTGTTAAGTTCATCATGGACCTTATCGCTGGTCAGAACAACAACAACTTTAATGCTTCTTACGCTTTGGTTAATTACACTGACTTTGCAAGCTTGAACAAGTTGCTTTACACCAACGGATACTATCAAGGTTCGGGTGGAGTAGTTAGTCAGCCAAACGGTGCTATCACAATCAGCGGAACTCCTATCGTTCCAGCTTCTTGGATGGGTACTGGTAAGATTGCAATCTTCGACCGTGACTACATCGAAAGAGTAGAAACTGAAGCGGTTGCGGTTGAATTCTCTATGGAGGACAGCGACAACTTCCAGCGCAACTTGATCACTGCTCGTATCGAGTGTCAAGAAGCTTTGAACGTGATGTTGCCTGCTTCTGCACTTCACACCGACTTACCTTCTTAATCTCTGGTTAGTTGATAAATAAAAGCCCTGCCCCCAACCGGGTGGGGCTTTTTAAAATACTTTAGAAATGGTCAATTATAATTCGGTTTTAGATATAGAGTTTAACGATTCAGGAATCGTTGAACCTGTGACGTTATCGGAAGCGAAGGACTTCTGCAAGATAGATATCACGACTGACGATGCTTTGATAACTGCATTGATAACGGCGGCACGTCAGATGTGTGAATCATACACTGCGGTCGGATTTGTGGAAAGGGAGTTAACGGCTGTCTTGAACAATATGAACGGCGACATTTATATCCCATACGGACCGATTGTCGATGTAATTAGTGTGACGGATGAAAGCAATAACTCTTTGATACTTGGAACCGGTTACACGTTAACAGGCATATCATTTAAGAGATTGGAAACGCCAAGATTCAACAACATCACTATCAATTACATTGCTGGTTATACAACACTTCCACAGGTATTAAAGACGGCTGTACTTAACCAGGTGTATTACATGTATGATAACAGAAGCCAAGGAGTGGATGATATCGGACCGATTGCAAAATCATTACTAAACATTTATCGCCGTGTATAAATTAAACAGAAGGGTAACACTTAAAAGATATACTACGCTAAAAAATGAATTTGGCGGGTTGGTTCCTGTTGTGACCGGTGAGTGGAGCAAATGGGCGGAGGTAAGAGATAGAACCGGGAACAGCATTAATGAGTATCAACAAAGCCAATGGAACTACACGAATATCTTTGTGTTGAGATATGAGAAGGAAAGACCGACCAGGTCAAATGATGTGTTGGTGTATGAGGGAGAAAACTATAAAATAAATTACATTCAAATAAGAACCGAAGGACATAAGTCTTTCGAGTGGATAGAGGCAACCAAATTAGATGAAAATATAAACAGCGATGCACCAATGGACACTTCAACGATACAGTATGTTAATTACACTGCCATTGGTGATGAGTATGTGATCACTGACGGCAATCTAATTGGTAAAAATATATTTTTGGTTCTGAAGGATGGAGTCGGCTTTGAGCTGTTGACATCTGGAACTCCATCGGGCAAACAAGTTGTATTTAATTCAACACTAGGCACACTAACGTTTGGCGTTACGTTTGCGAGTGATGAAGTGATAACATATATTTACTTTTAATGGCGTATAAGGTACCATATAGCACTTTACCTGATTTAGGGGCTTTGCAACAAGGGGACTATGTTCCAATGTTGCGCGCTCCATTTGATGAAGGGAAGGCATTTGTGAGCGATTTTAAGGCAGCTATTTCGCCATCAAATGTTTATCGGGTAGAGATGTCGCAAAGTGGTGGTAGTGCGCCTACAATCGTTCAAGAATACGAAAACGCAATTGGTGCGATTGCTTGGACTTATGTCGCACAAGGAACTTATAATGGGAATCTAACTGGTGCTTTTGCTGGCAATGTTCCTGTGCAAGATTACATCTTCGGATTGGTGCAGTTTGGTAAGGCATATTTTTACGGCGTGCAAAAAGTGGATGCTGATAACATCACACTTTACACATACGATGAAACTTGGACATTGAGAGATGACATGCTTTTGAATACAACCGTTAATTTTTACATCTATGTTTAAAGTAGAAGTAAAGGGACTTGATGCAACGATAAAGAAGTTTGAAACACTTGCCCAAAATACGCAAGACGATGTACAAGCTTCTTTGAATGATTTCGGGGATAGAGTGGAACTAAAGGCAAAGCAGTTGGTAAGTGCAAATTCTAGTGATGAAGGGATTTTGCTTAGATCAATTAGCAAAGAGTATGGTAACGGCAATGTATCGGTGAAAGCAACGGCTAGATATGCGGCATATATTGAGTTCGGGACTAGAAAATATGCGGCGCAATATGTAAGCTCATTGCCTCCAGATTGGGCAAGTTATGCAGCTACCTTCAAAGGATCAGCTGGCGGAAGTTTTAAGGAATTTGTCTTATCATTGATGGCATGGTGTAGAAGAAAAGGGATTGATGAAAAGGCGGCATATCCGATAGCTAGAAGCATAATGATAAACGGAATTAGACCACGACCGTTCCTTTATCCATCGGTTAACGCTGAGTTACCGAAATTGATTGAGGACATTAAAGCGATATTCAAATGAAAGATATAAACAGCGCACTTTTGCAAGCATATTATGAGGTTATAAACCCGATTGTGCCTTGCTATGAAGGTGAGGAACCCGATGACGTGAAGGATAAGCTTTACGCAGTTCTGAGCGATGCGACAAGCAACGAAACATCTACAAGCAATTCAAGTGACAATGAATCAACCATTCAATTGTCGGTTCATAGTTGGGAGTATAAGTATAACAACAGCAAGACACTTAATGCGACGGTAGGGGACATTTTGGAGGCAATTAAGCCCGATTCAAAAAGTGTATTGGATTTATTGTCATATGGATTACAAATGTTAAATTTGAGTGTGCAAATTGATAGGACCGAGCGGTTCGGTGAGATTGGTGGAAAAGTGTTCATAACAAGAACGCTTATATTTAAGCAAGATATTTTTATTCTATAATAAACCCATAAACTAAAATAAAATGGCAGAACACAAAGTAGCCGGCGGTACGATGTTACTTTTCATCGATCCAAATGGCGGAACCGATTACGACACAGTTGTATGTCTTACATCAGTTGGAAAGTCTGATTCTATCACTGTTGTTGATGCTTCTTCAGCATGTGGACCGGACAAATCACCTGGTACATTAGAGTTGTCTTATTCATTTGAAGGTCAGCACTTGCAAGATCCAAACACTGGAAAAATCAGCGGTACATCACTACGTCAATTGTTGCGTTCTAAGACAACAATCGGATGGATGATTGCGCCTGAAACTCCTGTAACTGGTGACGAGATAGAAGAAGGAACGGGTTATCTATCTGAATTGAGTAGCACTTATGCTTTTGATTCAGTTGGTACTTTTACCGGAACTATCCAACCTTACGGAACACCGACATTGTCTACACAAGCTTAATAAAATAAAATGGCTGAACATAAAGTTCAAGGCGGCACGATGCTGCTATTCATTGATCCAAACGGAGGCACCGACTACGATGTAGTTGTGTGCCTTACTTCCGTTGGCAAATCTGACTCAGTAACTGTGGTAGATGCTTCATCTGCATGTGGTCCGGATAAAAGTCCAGGCACATTAGAGATAAGCTATTCATTTGAAGGTCAACATCTGCAAGATCCTGACACTGGCAAAATCAGTGGAACGGATTTGCGTTCACTTCTTAGAAGTGAAACGACAATCGGATGGAAGATTGCGCCTGAAGTTCCGCAGAATGGTGATGAAATCGAAGAAGGTACAGGTTACTTATCTGAATTGAGTAGCACTTATGCTTTTGATTCAGTAGGAACATTTACCGGAACGCTTCAGCCATACGGAACACCGACTATAACATATTTTGGAGGCCTTGATATTGGCGATGCTTACGAAGGTGGTGTTGTTGCTTGGCTTGATGGAACCGGTCAGCATGGAATCTTGATAACAGGTGCCAACATTGGCGGCGGTGGAATCATTCTGCCTGATTTCTCTACGACTCCTTGGTCTACTCCAAGTTCAGGTATAACCGGCGCAACAGGTATAACTTGGGGAAGTGGAACAGCTAACACAGCTGCAATCATTGCAGGCACTACGACTTCACTTGCTTTGGATTGTGACGGATTGACAAGTGGAGGTCAAACAGATTGGGTTATGCCATCACTTGACGACATGCTAAACATCTGTTCTAATGGACCAGCATTGAATTTATCTTTAAATTTCTATTTTACATCAACTGAAATAGATGCTACAACTGTTTATCAACTTGATTATAGCAGCGGAGGTGTGACAGTGTACACAAATCCTGGTAATAAAGCTTTCAATTCTCAGTGCTTGGCGGTGAGATATTTCTAATACAAAACAAAAAACATGAGTTACACTACTATTGAACTTGGAGGAAAAACAAGGGGCTTAAAGTTTAATCAATTGGCAATCGAGTTAATTGGTCAATATAACGACAGCTCAACGACTACCGGCTTTCTTTATGCTATGGTTTACGCTGGTTTAAAAGGCAATGCTTACGTGAAGCGTGAGGAACTAGATGCGAGTTTTGAACAAGTTTGCGATTGGGTTGATGAAATGCCTAACAAAGATACTGTTGTGGGTGACATCACTAAGGTGCTTGCTGAGACGCAGATTTGGAAGGACCTTGTCAAGCAAGGTGAAGAAGCGGAGGAGAAAAAAAAAGCCACCGAGAGCATGCCTACGACAACTTAAAGTTTGCTTTAGGTAAACTTGGTTGGTCGCCATATGATTACTTTACAGCCATGCCAATTGAGTTTTATGCGGCTGTTGATGGATATTACGAGAAGCAAAAAGAATCGGCAATGGTCATTCGTTTTGCTTCTTATCGTATAGCGGAATGCTTTGCAGGTACAAAGGCGGTCAAAAATATAAATACTTTTTGGCCTATGGATAAAGAGGATGAACCGAAGGGAATAGACATGACTAAGGAGAGATACGAGGCAATTTTGAAACGACACAAATTAAAAGTTAAGTAAATGGCTGAAGAAATAAAAGTTGTCATAGGCGCGGACAGTTCACAACTAGCCGCGGAACTAAAACAAGCTGAGAATAATTTAAAGAAATTCCAAGCGGCTTTAGCCAAGTCTACTGATGTAAACGAGATTAAGTATTTAGAAAAAAATATTGGTTTACTTAATCAAAAGATTGCAGGTCTTAGCAATACAATGCCTAAAGCGGCTGCCGCTTCCAACCAGGCAACACAATCACTTACTAACTTATCAAGAATCGCACAGGATGCGCCGTTTGGTTTTATAGCGATTCAGAACAACATATCACCATTAATAGAATCATTCGGAAGATTAAAAGCGGAAACAGGCACAACAGGTGGAGCTTTAAAAAGTCTTGTCAGTGGGCTTGCTGGTCCTGCTGGGCTTGGTCTTGCGGTGAGTGTGGGAACTGCATTGCTTACTACGTTTGCAAGTAAGATGGGCAAAAGCAAAGAGGAAGTAGATGCTTTTGCAAAGAGTTTAAATGATGCTAAAGCTTCTGCTTTAACTACAAGTGTCAATCTGCAATCTTTAATAAAAGTTGCACAAGATGAAACGAAATCAAATGAGCAAAGAAATGAGGCATTAAAGAGAGCCAATAAAATAATGGGTGATTATGGCGAGAAGTTAACACTTGCCAATATAGCCACTGAAAAAATAACAAAACAAACTGAATTATTTACTCAAGCTTTAATCAATGAGGCAATAGCTGCAAAATATGCTGATAAAATTGCCGACTTAACAATAAAACAAAGTGAGGCAAGATTAGAACTTGCAAAAAATGAACAATTCCTTGCTAAAATAAGAAGGCAAGTTGCAGGCGAACAAGTAAATCTAAATACAGGAACTACAAAAAGTTCTAGTTTATTAGCAATTGCGCAAGGCAATGTCGTTAGAGAACAAGAGAACTTAAATGCAATTAGTAAGCAATTAACTGACACAACAAATTTGTTGAACCAGGCGCAATCAATTGCTACAAATAATTTTGGTCAAATAGGAACAAAGGCAAAGGAATCAGCGGATAAAACAAAAAAAGCTGGTGAAACGATTGATAGTGTTATTGCTCAATTAAGAAAAGATATTCAAGACGAAAATATCCTTGGTCGTATTTTTGGCACGCCAAGATTTGATGTAATTAAAAAAGATTTTGATTTAGTTAAGAGTACAATTGAAACTTTAGTAACTAAGTTTAATCTTGATCCTTCAGACAAAAGACTTCTTAAGCTTCAAATAGAATTAGGAAGTTTAGAAGGTAGATTGACTCCAGAACAACAAATTAGGGACACAATAAATAAAATAAAGGTACCTGACTTTGTATTTAAGATAAAACCTAGAGTTGATGGGGATATAAAAAATCTTAATACAGGTTTAGTTAAACTTGGCGAAGAACTACAAAAATCAGTTGAAAACATAGCCAATAACATTGCTGTCACTTTTGGCGAAACTTTAGGCGAAGCTTTAATAGGTCAAGCCACTTTTGGCGATTTCTTTAGAAATATATTTGGAGTTATTGGGCAAGGATTACAAGATTTAGGAAAGCAAATAATTGTTGCCGCTAAATTATTTTCAACTATACAGAAAACTTTAGCAGCAAGACCTGAACTAGCACTTCTTGCAGGTATTGCTTTAATTGCAGTAGGCGGAGTTATTAGAAGCTTGACTTCCCGAAATGCTTTTGCCGTAGGTACAAGAAACGCACCTGGTGGGTTAGCATTAGTAGGGGAACGCGGACCGGAACTTGTAAACTTACCGAGGGGTTCACAAGTTATACCAGCGGCACAAACATCACAAATGATGGGCGGTGTTGGTGGTTCGGTTGAAGTGTTTGGAGTGTTAAGAGGACAAGATATTTTCTTCTCTAATAAAAAATACGGTCAAACATATGGCCGCACAACATAAACAATGGCATACGGACTACGATACACAGCGGACTTTGATGCGTTAACAATTGCGCCGTTAAATTTTACGCTAAACATCTACAAAAATAATTATGTCGGTTCTACTGACACGATAACTTTATCTTCTGCGCCTGCGGTTCATGAGTGGCAAGACGATGATCCGTTCAAAGCAATTAAGGGTTCAACTTTAACTTGCGGAATCATTAACGATGGGACAGTTTCTCTTTTTGATTTTTATAGTGATAATGATAATGAATTTTACATCGAATTACTTTGGAACGCAACAGGTGAAACATTATTTAAGGGATATGTTTTGCAAGACGATTGCCAAGAAATATTAGTCGATTTTGCGCATGAAATAAGCATTGTGGCGACTGATAATCTGGGATTGTTGAAAGACATCACACTTGGTGAAGCTGCGGAGTTTGCAGGTCCTCCATCAACGAAGACAGGCATTTTAATTGGGTATGTTAACCCGACAACATTTGGAACAAATGACACAAGAATCGCAGTATTAAAAGCTGGTAATACTTTTATAATTGAGAACGGCGCTAATGCTGGCACTTATACTTTATTAAGCATTAGTTATAATTCATTTACTACTGCTTACACATTGGTAGTAGCGCAAACCATTCCATCTTCAACAGCATATTCAGCCGACATAACTTGGAATGATCCGGTGCCTTTGGATGGATATGTTTCACTTCTTACTTTAGTGAAGCTTTGTCTAATATCAACAAATGTTACTTGTGGTCTTCGCGTTATGAGTGAGCTTTACCCGGTAGGTGGTGCGACTGGTAGGTGGTTGGATGACACTTATGTTTTGGGTGAATCATTTCTGCAAGACAATTCTTATATGTCTTGTTATGATGTATTGGAAAAGATTATGTCAAGGTTTTATGCAAGTTGCTTCCAAGCTCACGGCTTTTGGTATATTGTCAGATACGGCGAAACATTTAAGATTAGTACAACATCACCGACAGCCGATAGATTTAATGGTTATGCTTACGATGAAGATTTTGTTTACCAGGTAGATTATCAAGAAAATATAACTATGCAGATTGGTAATGCTTCAGCTTATCGGTTTGAATCTGCTTTGCTTAATTCAATTTTACGACCTTATAAAAGTGTTCAAGAAACATTCAATTATAATCAGCCCGAAGATTTGCTTAAGAATGCAAATCTTAACGAACTTGGCGAATTATTAAATGAATACGTAAGCGGAACAAATACAATAAGGGAATACAGTTTGCTTTATTGGTTTAATTGGGATGGAACCGGTGGACCTTTTCCATCAAGATTTATCCGAGTTGTAAGCGATACTACTACCGGTGATGAGATAGAAAGATATGCAGTTGTAACAGGAACTACTCCAGACGTTTCTAGATCTGCACAATCAACAGATATTGAACTAGGTAAAAATGATGTGATAACTTATTCCTTTGATTTTAAAACGGATGTTTCACAACCAGGCAATGTTAATGCAATTTTTTCGGTAAGATTAAAAGACGGAACAACAACTTATTATCTTAATGATGCTGGCAGATGGACTACAATTGTTGGCTTCACTTATTCGGTTCTTGCTGGTGATAACACTAACGAATGGCATACAGTAACCATAACTTCTATACCAGCGCCATTCGATGGGATTCTTAATGTTTTTCTAGGTGTGGAAACATCAAACCAAAACGATGAAACACACTACAAAAACTTTGAGTTATCAATTACAAATAGCATAACCGGTCTTACAAAAGTTATAGGACATGTTCATACTGAAACGCAAACAAACAATTTAAAAAATGAATTAAGCCAAGACATATTTATCGATAACAGCCCAAAATCAACGATTGCGGGAACATTGTTTCTTAGTAGTTCAACAGGATTGCTTCGCGATAAATGCACTGAATGGACTTACACCGGTGCGCCTGTTGTTTTTGGTCGTCTTGGGCAGCTTACAACCGGTGAGATGCTCTACACACGATATATTCCTAAATCCAAATATAATGGGACTTTATTGTCAATAAATCAGTTGGATAGGATGATAAGTAACTTTCAGGTATTTGTTCTTGGAACTTTATATCCAAGTAATTACAATTGGATTGTGCCTGGTAGTGTTTCGATAGATTACAGAAATAATACGACTGAGTTTACACTTTATGAAATAGCTTACAATGATATTGTTCCTTATGATGATTGGCAGTTGTTTGAGGACTTTTTAGATGTAAGGTTGTATAATTTTCGTTATCTTTATAGAAACTAAATTTAATGGCATTAGTTAGCGGAAAAGACGTTATTTTAACGATAAATGATGTTATCGCAGGCGACTTACCAATCGGCTGCGCTCGTTCCGTTGTTTTTGATATACAAAGGGACATGATAGAAACATCGGGACCAGGTGACGGTTTTTTTCGTATGTATCAACCGGCTGCCATGTCATACACCGGATCAATAGAAGGTCTTGTTTTTCTTGACACTGATAATTCCATCAAGTACACAATGGGTGGCATGTATGACCTACTTATCAACGGCACAATAATAAACTTAAAGTATTACGAAACAGATCAAGGCG